TTTTATAACGGCTAAAAAAGATATTAACTTAGATGTTATGCAAGATAATCAAAAAGTTTTATTTAATCGCATAGGTGGGCTTAGTTACTTAGCGGGAACGGCTTCAGACACAGACCTCAACAAAAAAACGGATAGTATGCAAAGCGACTTCCCTATTCGTTACGCAGTTGCGCAAGTTATGCCAACGGATAAGGCTATAGCTTTACAAAGCCGTGAGCTAATAACCGTTGCAAACGTTGTTCAGTCGCTAGACAATTTAAAGACAATCTTAGAAGCACCGCGCGATAACTACACCCTAAAAGGGCATAATCCTTATATGAAGATGGAAGTAATCGCGGGTGGGAAAACGGCTCAAATGTCAGTAGAAGACGGCGAAACTAAACACATGGTCGCGACTATGGAATGGCACAAGGCGACGCAATCGTTTAACTTTATTCTATTTGATAAAGATAGTGGGGGAACTAAAAACTCTTTTTCTCTTTTTAATGACGGTACTGCGAACTTATTCGGTAAAAAAGTAAGCACGGGAATACCAACACCTCCAACCGCAGACGGAGAGTACAAGCTAGTTATCGCTTCGGGTGTTGCAACGTGGGCGACAATCTAGTATGAAAACTACCGTGACTTTCGATAAAAAAAGCCTTGAAAAAGCAATAGAAAAGCACGGCGAAAACGTTGTTAAGAAGTTTTCGGCTTCAACTTTTAAAGAGATAGTTAAAACAAGCCCACAAAAAGACACCTTTAGCCCTTCGGGGGCTTATCGTCGTACGGGAACACTAAGAGACGGGTGGGACATAAAAAGGCTTATTACGGGCGGCTACTTCATCTTCAACGAAGTATTATATGCCCCCTATGTTGAGTATGGCCACAGACTTAAAAACGGAAGAGTACAAAAAGGCGCCTATCTTATGGCGAAAGCAGTAGCTAAGAACTTAAAGAAGTACGGATTAACAGCCCGCACAAAAGGCTTATAAATGATAATGACGAAAGACTTAGAAAATAGTGTAGTTCTTCTTATAAGTAACGAATATCCAAACGCGGACATATTTCGCCGTGACGGTACACAAACGAAAGAAAATACCCCTACTTTCGTAGTAAATGTCGAAGTAAACGCTACTACAGAGTTAAGGGACTACCAACACAAAGATGTAGAAATAGTAGTTCAGTATTTCATAAATAATAAAATCGAATTTAATAAAGACTTAACAAATGTTAGGGATATTTTACTTTCTAAATTGTTTATAAATTCTATTCCTATCTACGATAAAGATAAAAACGTGCTAAAATACCTTATCATAAAAGAAGCAAGTGCTACGGTATTAGATGATATTTTAGCGGTAAGAGTTGTTACGGATTATGTAGATGATGTAATAGTAACTAATAAGACTTTCGATTTAATCGGAAATCTACACTTAAATAAGGAGTGTTAAAAATGGGTTTACCTATATACGATATAAAATTTTATACTAAAGCAATCGAAAGCATAGCATTAGCTTCGCGTGGTTTTGTAGGAATAGCAGTTAAAGACGCCACGGCTACGGCTAAAACAGTTAAGACATATAAAAACTTTGCTGAAGTAAAAGCTTCAGATTATGACGCTGCAAACTTCAAACTAATCGAAAGTATCTTTAAAGGTACACCGACAAAAGTTAAAGTAATCGTAGCGAGTGCGACGGGTGCGTTTGCAGACATTAAAGACTTAATTCTTCAAGCTTCGCCCGATATGGATTATTTTGTAGCACCCGACTTCGTAGCTGATAACACGGCTATTATTTCTTTTATTACAGATAAGAGAAAAAATAAAGGTGCAAAAGTTAAAGGCGTTTTAGTTGCTTCGGGTAGTGGCTTAGAATATATTATTGACGTTAAAGTAACAAACGCTAAAGACGTGGACGGTGTAGTTCTTCCAAATCAAGAAGCACGAATAGCGGGAGTAGTAGCGGGATTATCGCCTACAAGAAGCGCGACTTACTTCGTTATTCCCGAAGTTGCTACTATTGACGACCCTTTAGACCCCGATATGGACATAGATAACGGAATGTTAATCTATTTCAATGACGGCGAAAAGTGTAAAATCGGTCGCGGTGTAAATAGTTTCACTTCAGTAACACCCGAAAAAGGTGCTTTGTTTAGTAAGATAAAAAATGTCGAAACTATGGATATGATAACTTACTCACTTAGAAAAACGGTGCAAGATGATTATGTAGGTAAATTTACGAATAGCTTAGATAATAAAAATCTTATCGTTACGGCGGTTAATCAATTTTTAGGGCTTATGGCAGACCAAAATTTTCTAAACCCTTCTTTCGAAAACCGTTGTACTTTAGACTTGCAAGAACATTTAGACTACGCGGCACGTAATGGCGTAGATACTGTGGGATTCAATGAGACACAAATTAAGAAAATTGACACGGGCGACAATCTGTATTTAAATATTAATTGCCGTTTACTTGACACGATTGAAAATGTCTTAATAAACGTATATATATAAGGGGATAAGATGGGAAAAATTGACGCAAGAAAAGTAATGAATGGAACATTTGGTACTGTAAGAATTAACGGCTTAGAATATGGAAATATTCAGAAAATCGAAAGTAAAATTAATTTCGAGAGAGAAGACATACAGTTTAGCGGATCGTTGGGTAAAGATTCAAAAATGATAGCGACAACGGGAAGCGGTAGTATGTCTTTCAAAAAAGTAAATTCAAGAAATCAACTAATGAACATAGCTTCGTTAGTTTCGGGTAAAGATTTTAAAATGACTTTAATATTAACGCTTGACGACCCAGACGCAGAGGGTAGAGAGTCTTTCTCAATAGAAGCGTGGACTGATGATTTTGACCTATTTAACTTTGAAATAGGCTCAACAGTAGAAGAGAATATTAGTTTCGGGTTTAATCCGCAATCTATTATCCCGCTTGACTCAGTAGTAGCTTAGTAAAACAAATAAACAAAAGGTTAAAAATGAAAGAATTAGAACTTAAAGACATATTAGAGAATATAGAAGAACTTACAACAGTTAAGGAAGCCGATAGTACGGTAACTATTACAAGCGAACGCTTAAAGGCTGAAGTTAGCTTCTTTATCCCTACTATGGAAGATTTAGCTATAAGTGCAGACCCTAAAACTAAAACCGTTTCTTCGGAAGGTGTTTATAAGCTATTGACGCACTTAATAGCTACACCGATAACTACGGAGTGGCTAGAAGCCTTCAAAGTGACGACTAACTTAGAAGTGGTAAAATTTCTATTTACAGAGAACGAAGCTTATGTTATCTTCGGTATTCTTTCGGAAAGTATGGAAGACATAACGAGTATCGTAAAAAAAAATTAGAAGAGTCTAACGAACTCTTTCTAATCCATTATTACTTACAAAAGGGTTTTAATCCTAAAGACATAATCAATCTAACAAGTTTAGAAAAGTCTTTTTATTTAGCGAGTATGCTTTTAGAATTAGAATTAAAACAAAAAGAAGGGGCGATTAATGGCTAGTGAAACCGTACTACTTAAAATACAAGCCGACAACAAACAAGCTTTAACATCTATCGACAAAATAAATAAAAAGCTACAAGCTACCGAAGAACAAGGCAAAAAAAACAATAGCGTTTTTTCAAAAATGGGTGCTATTATCGGCGGTATCGCAATAGCAAGCGGACTACAAAGAATTGCGAGTGCTTCGATAAATACAGCTTCACGTATGCAAGAAATCTCTAATAAAGTAAATGCAGTTTTCGGAAATGAAGGGCAAAAAACAATAGAGAACTTCGCAAAAACATATTCAAAAATGACGGGACTTAGTGCAATAGCAACACAAGAGCAAATTGCAGACGTCGGCTCACTTATGCAAGCATACGGAATGACAGATAAGAAGGCGATAGAGTTTGGAAAGACAGTTGTAAAAATGACAAATGACTTAGCGTCGTTTCATAATATCAACAAAGCCGAAAGCATACGAATAATGGCGTCGGCACTTCGTGGAGAAACGGAAAGCGCTCAAAGGTTCGGGGCATCTATAATGGAAGCCGACCTTAA